TTGTGGTTTCTTTTGCCATGATGATGACCTCCTAACTGGTGTGGATGTTGTTGATCCCGTGGGAATATTTCCGCTTCTTCAAAATCCCCCAGGTGACCTTCAACCGTATTTGACCGGACGCCAGCGGGTCGAGTTTGCCGTCTGCTGCGACCCGCCGCAGGAACATGGGCGACGTGTCCAACATAATGACTTCACCCCGGCACGCCAGGCAGTCTGTGATGGCCCTGACCCATTTTTGCCGGTCGCTTGCCTCGGGGGCGAAAATATGGCCGACGACCACGCCGTCCAGCCATGCGACCGTGTGGGTTTCCTGGCCCAATTCGTAATTGTCCAGCCGGAAATAAACCGCCGGGTGCTCCGCGCTCGGTTCGGTGAAATCCGGCAGGGTTTTCTGGCCGATGACGGTGATCTCCGGGTATTCCTCCCGCATGAATTTCATCATGGCCAGCACAGGGTCGGGGTCGCTGGTGATCTGTTCGGGGAAGGCGTACATGTCGAAGGTGACGGTGACGCCGATGACCTTGTCGGTCTTGGTTTGAAGGTTGCTCTGGAAGGTCTGCGACGCTTGCCAGGAAAAACTGCACGGGTTGTCATCGTCCGGCGCCATGATGACGCCGCAGATGACCCGCCGCAGGATCGGCTCGATGTCCTCCGGGGCCGGGCCGTCCGCGGTACACCACACGTCAACGTACAATGTGCCGGCGGTCTGTCGCTCCGGGTCTCCCCGCAGATCCAGGCCGTAGCTGATGCGTGGGTATTGCCGGCCGTCGCCCCAGCCCCTGTCCGTGTCCTCCGGGCACGGGCCGAAAAAAATGGCCGGCACTCCCTCAAAGGAGGCCAGCCCTGGGCTGCCATATTCTGCGCCGGAAATTCGGCGGTAGATCAATTCCTCCAGCTTCATGCTTCGATGCCGCCGTCGCCGTCTGTGGCGTCCTCTGCGGGCGGTTCGTAGGTGTGGACGGTCTCCATGTCGGGCGTCCATTTCACGCTCCACAGGCCCGCTGCGGCCTCCTCCGCGTAAATGGCGAAATAGTTGGTCACGTTGCGGATGCCGGGCTGCCAAATGACCCGGATTTCCTCCGCGGTCACGCTCACGACCTGGCCGTTTCGCGCTTCATCCCAGGCGGAATACTGCGCCCGGATCAGGTCGCCCTTGGTGATGGCCTCGGTGTTGAACGCCGGGGCCCCTGATGTGATGACAAGCTCCATTGGCTTTTCCCTCCTTTCCCGTTAAAAATACGGCTGTTCGTAGATGGCCTTGACCTCCGGCCAGGCGTCCTTTTTGATGGGCTCCTCGAATGGCCGGGCGGCCATTTTGCCGGTGCCGTTCTGCAGCAGGGGGGCATAGCTGACGTCGGTATGGATGCCGGGGGTGTAGACCTTGTCCGACCTGACCATTTCCGCCGTCGGCAACGGCTCCCAACTTTGGCGCAGTTTGCCGCTGCGGAGGGCCGGGGGCTCTCCGGGCGCCGATGCGGTGTAGGTCTTGCTGCTTCCTACGCTCCTTCGATACACCTTTCCGGTTCTGCCGGCTGCGTTGGAGAGGACTTTGTTGGAATGCAGCTTGATGACGTTGGCCGCCCTGACTGTGCGGCTTTTGTTCTGTTCCTCCACCTGTTGGAGCACCTTTTGGTGTACCTGCTTAAAACTGACTTCCATTGTCCAGGTCTGTCCTTTCCTCCACGTAATAGATCGTGGCGATGCCCAGGGCGCCCACGTTGTCCACGCCGTTGATGTAATAATGGGAATGGTCACGGACGAGACGGTCGCCCGGCTTGGCCTTTTCTCCGCCTCTCTGCACGATCTGGTGTGTGCAGGGGTGCTCGGTCTGGCTGTACCGGGCGACCTCGTTGGCGTCTGCGTCCGCGATCACGCCCCGCAGGATTTTCCTGGATTCGGTGTCGTAGGTCGTCGTGGCACGGCCCTTGGTGTTGACGGTTCTGACCAACGGCTCGATCACGAAATCCTTGACCAGGTTACCGGTTCGGAGGTACACAGCCCACGCCTCCCTCCGTTCCGCCTGCCCGGCGGTTCTCCATCATGCCCGATTGGAAATAATGGGCGCCGCCGATGGCCTGCGGGCTTGCGATGGGCGCCGCCGTCTCGACCTCCGCCTTGAGGTCGTCCCTCAATTTCTGCCACGCCTCCAGGCGTTGGCTGAGCGACAACGACAACGCACCGACGCGGGTGTCCACCTCATACGAAAACCGGAAAAGGATGCTCTCGATGCAGCGCAGCTTGGCCTTTTTCCACCTGGGCGTCGCCTTGATGATGGCGGTATACTCCGCGTCACTCAGGGCGCAGGTGTCTGCGCCGCCCTCGACCATGGTGTCCCCGAGCTCAAATCTTCTCGGGGTCGTAGGTATAGGCCGCCTGGGCCATTATTCGCCGCTCTGGGCCGCGCCGTCCTCCGCCTGGCCGGGATCATTGCCGCCTGCCTTGGCGGCCTCCTCGAGGGCCTTGGCGCGGGCTGCGGCCGCGGCTTTGACGGTCTTGCGGTTGTCGCAGGCGTCGATCAGGACAAGGGCGGCGTCGTCCGTCATGTCTGCGATGTGCTCCGTGGCCCCGTCGGCGGTCATTTGGAGGACGCTGACGGCCTCCTCCACGGTGGCCGGGGTGACGGGCAGCTGTTCCACGTCGCCGTTGTCGAAGATGATGGGGACGGTGAAGGTGATCTCCTTGGGCTCCTCATTCTCCGCGGGCGCCGCGGGCGCGCTGCCCGCCTGTTCGGCGATGATCCCCATGCGGATCACGGCGCCGATGCGGTTGGCCGGGATGGCCTCCGCCGGGACGGTGTCGCCGGGCATATAATCAACGCCGGCGAATTTGGCGCGCTTGATGGCGATGTAGGTGCTCATACCTGCACCCCCTTACACGCAATCGTGCAGATAAACCGCCAGGTCGTCGCAGGTCTTTTTCATGTCGCTGGACATGATGCCCTCGACAAATTCGGTGTGGGTGCCCTTTTCGCCCTCAAACTGGTCGAACGCGGTGGCGCTGCCGTTGCCCAGCATGTCCCACGTGAAAATGTACCCGGCGCTGGGCTCGTCGATCTGGGGGGTGGGGGTGGCGTAGCACAGCAGGGCGCTCTTGCTGTCGCAGACAAATTCCATGTCGGCGGGCTGGCCGATGCCGGCGGCGTTGTAGGTGCTCTCCAAAACCTTCACCTGCTCGATGCCGAAAAGCTCCGCCAGCACCTGCGGGGTGACGCGGGCGGGGTTGGCGGTGGTGCCGGTGTACTTCACCCGCTCCATGACGGCGGGGTGGTTCTTCAGGGCGGTGTACGCCTCGATGCCAAGGGCCAGGCGGTTGGGGTTCCGGCGGCCGTTGCGCTTGATCTGGATTTTCAGGTCATCGAAAAAGCCCACGGGGTCGAAGCTGCTGTCGGTGAATTTCATAAATTCGCCCTCACCGCTGCCGGTGTCGCTGCCCTGGAGCTCGTTGCCCCATACGCCGCTACGGAAAAACTTGGACGCGAAAACGATGTCCTGGTGGAGCAGCATTTGCTCGGACGCGAAGCGCACCTTGGCGCGCCGGGGGTCGGCCACGCCGGGGGCGTTGCTGCGCTGATAGTTGAGGGTGGCGATCTGGTCGATGCCGACCAGGATTTGATCGACCTCGCACTTGTAGTTGTTGTCCTCCTGACCCATAACGGCGGGGCTCACCTTGCCGAAGGCGGGCTTGCGCTGCACGTTATCGCGGGCCAGGTCGGCCTTGGAAAACGTGTAGAAATAACCGGCGGACAGCTGCACGGGGCAAACGGGGAAGATGCTGGTGGCGACGAAGTCGGCGGGATTCTGGAAAAACGCCATGGACATGTTGGTGAGGTACTGGTTCGGTCTCCAACCCTTGGCGATGTCGGCCTGGATGCCGGCGTTGGTGCTTCTGTTGTTCATGTTCTAACCTCCTTCTCGGTTTAGGCCGCGTAGCCGGCCTTGATGATCTGCACGTGGATGACCTGGTCGGCCGCGGTGGCGGCTTCCAGGGCCTGGGCCACGATGAAGGCGCCGCTGGTGGCCTTGACGCCCTTGCCGTTGGCGTCGCTGACCAGCAGGTCGCCGGGGGCCACGGCTTCGCCCACCTGCCACAGGCCGATGTCCTTGACCTGGATGGTCACGGTGTCGCCGGCCTGGATGGGGTCGTCGCTCTCCGCCAGCAGAAGGCCGGCCGCGACCGCGCCCGCGGTCGCCACGGCCACGCCGTCGGCGGAAATGGTCACAGCTTTCATGCTGCCCGCCTCGATCTTGGCGGCGGCGATGCCCGAAATAACGGGGCTCTCGTTGATGGAATTGCCGATATACATGGTTTTTACCTCCCTCTCTTATCGGTTGGCCTCATACTGATGCACAAGGTCGGGGTTCTGTTCGCACGCCTTGTCAATGGCCTGGTTGTAGGTCAGGTCAGGGGCGCTCTTGCGGATTTCCTCGGCCTTCTTCTCGATCTGGGCCCAGGCGCTGTCCGCGTCGGTCATGGCGGTGCCGGTGCCGCCGCGCTTGCCGATCTCGTTAAACGCGGGGGACTGCTGCACCACGGCCAGGTTGGCGTCCAAAACGCCGATCATGTCGGCGTATGCGGTGCCGCCGGCCGCTTTCAAATTCTTCAGCACGGGGGCCAACTCCTCCGGCTTCTTGCCCAGGAGCTCGTACTTCTTGGCGACGGCCAGGATTTCGCGCTCCTCCGCTTCGTCGGCGCGCTTGCGGAGATCCCGCAATTCTGCCGCCACGGTGGGGTTGAGGTCCTTGTAGATGTCCTCCGTGGGCTCGGTGGCCGGTTCGGCCGCCTTGGTCACGGCGCCAGGGGTGGATTCGGTGCCGGGGGTGGGGTTGTTGTCCTCGGGGATGCCCGCCTTTTTCTCGATTGCCTCGAGGGTGGCGATCTCCTCCGCGGACAGCTTGCTCTTGTCGATCTTCATGTCGTGGTCTCCTTTCTGCACTTCTTGGGTGGTGGTCTGATCTCCGGCCGGTGCCGGTGGTTCGGTGCCGGCGCTTGCCGGCGGTTCGGTGGAGGGTTCGGCTTTCTGGATCATGTCGTCCAGGCGGGCCTTGGCCTCCTTGGCGATCTGCAGGCGCTCCTCGGTCAATTCCTGCGGGGTGGATTTTTCCACCTTCGACGGGACGCCCGCCGACCATTTCGGGATTGCCGCCGCGACCGCTGCGGAAAACTCCGCGCAGCTTTGGGTCATTAAAGCGGGCTTGTTCTCAACGGGGACTTCCTGATCCCTCAAAATGCTGCACAGGCTTTCCTGCAACGCATAACAATAATCCCAGATTTCGTCGGCTGTCCGGCGCAGCTGCCGCTGCACCATTTTGTCGCCGAACGTCTCCGCGTCGCCTTTGGCGATCTCCTCCACGGCCGCGTCGATCTGGGCCTCGGTTGCCCCGACTGACTTGGCAATGGCGGCGATGACGCTTTTAAGAAAGCTGCCCGTCTTGGCGGTGGGGGCCTGCTGCGCCGGTTCGTCCTCCGGCTTTCGCTTGAACAGCAGCAGATTGGCGCCCTTGTTGTCTCCCTGATCCACAAAATCGACCTTTGTGACCTCCAGGTCTTTTAACTTGCTTGCCATTTGCTCGTTGCCTCCTTTCTTGCGGAATTTATAAACAAAGGGCGGCGCTTTTTCGGCGTCGCCCTCGGTTTATCGGTGAAAAAGTTTGGGGTTTTACTTGCTCACGCCAGCGCGAAATTATCAAAAATTTCGCTTGCGGGCTTTCCGGCCTCATACCGTGACCGGATGCGGCGCGCCGGGATTCCGGTGATCTCCGCCCACTCTCTGAACGTGTGGGTCTCCCCTTGGTATGTGATCCGCCGCGTGACGCTGCGGTTGTTCGTGTTCTCCATCGCGGTCGCCCACCGGCAGTTGTCCGGGGTGTAATCCCCGTCGTTGTCAATGCGGTCAATCTGCAGGCCGCTTTGATACCCGTGCGCCACGGCCCACGTGTAAAATGGCTCGTATTCCTCCGCCCATTCTGCACAGACGGAAATGCCCCGCCCGCCGTATCGACCGAAATACTTGTTGTTCGGGTTGGTGCAGCGTTGTCGCATATCCTGCCAAACCTGATATAAATGCGGGTTCTTGTGCCTGCTGTTGCGCCGCAATTCCCGGCGCAAACAGCCGCAGCTTTGCGAATACCCGCCCTTTAATGCGGTGGTCGAAACGCTCTTGACCGTGCCGCAGTCACATTGGCACGTCCAATAGGCCGTGTGCGCTCCGGGCCTTTTCTCCTCCCGGCGCAAAACGGTCAACCGGCCAAACCGTTCGCCGGTCAGGTCAATCGGTTCCTTCATTCTCTCCGCCCTCCTCGATTGGAATACGCA